GCTCAGCAAACGCAAGTATGACGCAGCAGCTAGCTATCTTGTCAACAATCAATATACGACTAGCAACTATACTGTAACAAGATCGAGACTGGCTTCAACATCTCTTAATACAACACAGACATTAACCTTTCCTGTTGGCATAGCAGCTCCAGATGATGAAAACTATAGAGTACGTAGCACAGAATTTACTCTTAATGGTAGATTGTGTTTGATTAGAAATAAACTTGAGACTAATATTCTGCAGGTGGTTGCTGTTAATGGAGACGTTATTGTTGATAATGTCGGTAACTATAATGCTGGTGATGGTACTGTAGTAATTAATTACTTTAATCCATCTAACATTGCAGGAGGCAGAACAGATATCAAACTATCGGTTACTCCAGCAAACCAGTCAGCCATTGCTCCAATAAGAAATGAATTATTGGTTTACGATAAAGATAGATCATCAACCACAGGTGTTATTGTAACGGCAGATAATTAATGACTTATCATCTCGATAAAACTCTTAAAGATATTAACCGTTCAGATATCAGTTATAAGAAAGCTGATATCAAAAATGTGTTGCCTGAATACTTTCAAGAAGAGTTTCCAAACCTAATTACTTTGTTGGAAAAGTATTATGAGTGGTTAGATTCTGATGGTTCTGCAACCGATTTAATTAACAATTTGTATAACAATAGAGATGCAACAAGTACACCAGAGTCTCAATTAATTAACCTAGAAGATGAACTACTTCTTGGAAACTCATACTTTGACGGGTTTCAAAATAAAAGAGAAGCTGTAAAGTTTAGTAATTTATTGTATCGATCAAAAGGTACAAAGTATTCTATTGAACAATTCTTCAGAGGTTTTTTTGGAATTGATCCTTTAATATCTTATCCTAAAAATAATATTTTTAGAGTCGGGCCAACTGTTGATTTTGGCTTAGATAGTAACAACACAAAAGGTTTTCAAGTAGCTGAAGAAGCTTCTGTGCTAGGATCAGAATCTCTAAAGTTTTTAACTGATGATAAAAGATATCAGATTCTTTCTATACTTATTAAAACTGATGTTCCAATCGGAGTATGGAGAGATGTTTATAAGTTATTCGTACACCCTGCTGGAATGTATCTTGCCTCAGAGTTAGTTATTACTGCTGCTAACACAGTAGGAATTCCTACCATTCAAGACGAGGCTGGAGCTGGTATTGGTGAGTTTGTAGGAACAGCTGCTACTGCTTCTGTTACTCTTACAGGTGATGCTGATATTACATTTATCAATAAAGACAACTATATGGATAGTAACTTGTATAGACAAACAGTTGAACAAAGTATTGAACAATTAAAAGATATTACAATTGAACAATTGACAACTGGTCAAACAAGCTATCAGCAACTATTGACACCTAACTCAATCACATTTGATGAGTCTGATGGTGGAGCAACTATTAGAGATCATTCACTGATGAGTGATACATACTATGATTCAGCTGAAACTGCTGTTGCAGGTATCTTTACATTTGATCAGCATAAGTATAGTACTTCTTTTGATTCAGCGTAAAAACAGTTATAAATACTTCTAAGTAATTTAATGGATTAACTATGGTTAGACAAATAATTAATACAGGTTCTTCTGCCAATGATGGTACAGGTGATACACTTCGTATTGCTGGTAATAAGTTGAATCAAAACTTTAGAGAACTTTACATCCTTCTAGGTGATAGCGCTGGTGCAACTCAGCTTATCGTTCACACTGATAGTGGTATTGATTATAGAGGAACTAACTATACAACCAGGCTAGGTTTTATTGAAGGTACATCAACAGTCAATCTTTTATTGCCTGATAGCGATGGAACTATCATTACAAACTCTAGCACTGCTACGTTAACCAACAAAACTATTGATAGTGCAGATATTAATAATCCTGTTGTGTTTGATCTACAGCTAAGAGATGCGGATGATGATAACACATATCACTTTGTGCCAGCTCATATTGGATCTGATAGAAATGTTAATATTCCAGCTATCACTGACAGTGACACATTTGTATTTGAAGCTCATACTCAGACGCTAACCAACAAAACAATCACATCACCAAATATTAC